CGATCGTTGACAACATCATCACCGCGACGCCGGGCACAAAGCTCGAGGATATGAAGTTTCTCCTGGACGGGGCCACAAACGCATTTACCGGGGACATCTACATCACCAGCGTTTCAGTCTCACCGGCAGTCGGCGATGTTGTAAAATTTACGGCGAACTTCCAGGGTGATGGAGCTTTGTCTGTAACAGATGCGGCATAGGGGGGTGACATTATGACATCACCATCAACACCACAGCACGGAAAACTTGCGGCTATATACCGCCTGCGCCCGAACGGTTTCGTCGGCAATGGTCTGAATGATGCTGCCCTGGGCGCTGGTTTCTCCGGCGCCAATTCGGCGTATTTCGAGGCCGTTATCGATGGCGTTGGTACCGGCACCCTCGAGGTTGATACCTTCAAGTGGCGCAAAGACGGCGGGGAGTGGACCGAGACAGTTGATATAACCGGCGAGGCCCAGACGCTTTCCGATGGCCAGACGATAACCTTCGGGGCGACGACAGGCCACACGGCTGATGATCAGTGGGCAATCGGTAACCTCAAAGACGAGGCTTGCAGTGAATCCGGCACCGGGGCGCAGATCACAGACGCACTGATGCGGATGCTCAATCCGAACAGCCCGCCGACATGGAGCGATACAGGCGGCAAGAATCTGCTGACGCTTAATAACACGAACGGCAGCGCCGTGTTCGACGGCAACGTGACTGCTGTTTCGGTTTCCGGCAATAATGGCTATATTCCGGCGGCTGCCCTGGAGAAGGTCGGCTATCTCACCGACTGGAATATGGATGTTTCGCTGGATATGGCTGATATCTCACGCATGGGACAGTACTGGATGGAAAGCATTCCCGGCCAGGCAGGCGGATCCGGCGGGGCAAACTGTTATTTCATCGGCGTTGATTCCTTCTTTGACAGTTTCGAAGACGGTCTCGACGGCACGCAGAAATATCACCTGCTGCAACTGTTCAACTATGATCCGGATCAGGATCAAACCGGTGACCACTTTATTGCGTGGGTGACATTCAACAGCTTCGGCGTCAGCCCGTCTGTCGGCGACGTGGTCAAAGAAGCGATCGGCTTCCAGATCCACGGCGCGATATCATTCACGGCGAACGCATAAATAGAAAGGAAAAAATATGAGCTTTATTAAACTGGTATCAGAGGACGAAAAATTCACCGTCAAGATTGGTGATTCGGAGATTTATTGCCGGCGTTATTCCAGGGCGGCACACAAGAAACTGGAAAAGAGTATCCGCAAGCGCGAAGTCACCCGCCAGGGCCAGAAATACTGGGATGTCGATGACGACAAGATGAACGACCTGATTGTCGATTACGTCATCACAGGATGGAAAGGGGTCCCGGGCGCCGCCGGAAAAGACGAAGACTGCGTCATGGAAAACAAGCTCCGCCTTCCCGGCGACGCGATCGCCCAGATAATGGACGAGACTGGAGCGACATCCCTGGTTGATGAGGGCAAGACGGGAAACCCTTCCAAGGGCAGTTAGAGCTGCACGCTAATGCGCGTGTCAGCGGGATCGATAGATGCTCTATCTGTGACAAGAACTTTCGGGAGGGCATGAAAGATGTCCACATTATTGACGGGAAACAGGACTGTGAAAACTGCGAATGGGGCGTGCCGCTGGCCCCTGAGAACCGGGTCGCTTTTGACCTGTATAACACGATCAACACCCGGTTCGTGTACGACTTCAAAGCCCTGGAGCTCGTGTTTGAGATACACAGCCTGGAGATGACACAGGAAGAGGCGGTGAGGCTATTGGATAAACTGATCACCATCCACGGGATCGTAACCGACGCGAGTGATGCGAAGGCGAAGGCGAAAGCGCATGGCAAATAAAATATACATAACCCTGCAAGTTGACGACAAAGGCACCGCGACGCTGAAGAAATTTGGCGGCAACGCGGACGCGGCTTTCAAGAAAATGAAAGTCAACGCGAACGCCGGCGCCGCGCAGGCAGGTAAAATGGAAAAGGCCTGGTCCGGCGCGGTCAAGAAAATGAAGATGCACTGGAAGGCTTATTCCGCCGCCGCCGCAGTTGCCATGACAGCCGTAGCCGTGGCAGTTGGCGCGGGTATCAAAAAAGTGATCGGGATTTATGCGGATTTTGAAAAGGAAATGGCGAACGTTTCGACCCTTGTTGACACATCCAAAGTATCCATGCAAGGCCTCGAAAGAGGAATTATGAAGCTCCCCGCCGCGCTTGGCAGTGCCACGGAGTTAACGAAAGGTCTCTATCAGGCCCTGTCCGCGGGCGTGAAACCTGCCCAGGCGATCGAGTTTGTCGGCAAAGCCGCTATGGCTGCGAAGGCCGGTTTGTCGGATACATTCACGGCAGTGGATGCTGGTACGACTATACTGAATGCTTTTGGCATGGAAGCGTCGAAGGCTGGTGAGGTCTACGATCTGATGTTCACGACGGTCAAAGAGGGGAAAACCACCTTTGGAGAGTTGTCTGGAGCTATTGGAAAAATATCGCCGATCGCCGCCGCTGCGAATGTTTCGGTTGTGGAGATGCACGCCGCGCTGGCAACCCTTACGAAAGGCGGATTTAAAACCTCCGAGGCATCGGCTCGTCTGGCGACAGCACTGGGAACAATCATCAAACCGAGTTCGGAAGCGGTGAAGCTGACGGAAAAACTCGGCCTGGAATTCAACGCCACCGCTCTAAAAACAAAGGGTCTACACGGGTTCCTTCAGGATGTTAAAAAGGCAACAGGTGGGAATGTTGAGCAAATGGCACAACTCTTTGGCGGCATGGAGTCGCTGTCCGTCATGCTGGCCCTGACCGGCAAACAGAGCCAGGAGTTCACGGATATTCTGGGTCGCATGGGAAATGCGTCGGGGGCCACCGAAGAGGCGTTTAAAAAGCAGAAGAAAACCCTGGGCGCGCTATGGGATACCTTCAAGAACTTTGCGGGAAAGCAGGCGATTCTATTCGGCGGCGAACTGGCGCCATATCTCAAGGACGTTCTCAATACGACAATGGCCTGGTGTGAAGCGAACCGTGATCTTATCGCCCAGAAAATCCCGGAGTATGTTGGGAAAATTGCCGATTCTGTCAGCGCGGTCGCAAAGACTATATCATTCCTGAGCGGCATTGCTATTCCCGGCAGCATGGGCATCATCGGTTTGTATCTCTTTGGCCCCGTGGGTGGCGCGATTGCCCTGGCTTTGGGGTTGATAATCAAAAATATACAGGATTTTGATAAAAACTTCGGCAGCTTGGCGAAAAAGATGAGAAGCGGCAATATGGAGGTCATGGACTCGTTCAATATGTTGGGAGCCGACGCGTCATATATGTATGAAACCATTGCTGACGCAGGTAATAAATCTGCGAAAGATCAGGAGGCAGATTTTGCGAACCTGGAAAGGGTTGCAACAGGAGTTACAAAAACTGCAGCAACTAAAATTAAAGATATATGGCTAATTCATGCGCAAGATATGGGGCGTATTCGAAATAAAGAAACTGCCGCTGAGTTAAAACGAATCAAAGACTCTCAAAAGGCGCCGGTCAAGGCCGCGAAGGAACGCGAAAAGCTCGCGGCGGACTTCTCGAAGAAATATCAGAAACTCACCCTGGGCGATTACGAATACGCTGTTCAGAAAATAAAGGAACAGGGGGATGCTTACGAACGAGCCGGATCCGATCATGTACAGGTGGAAAAGTGGACCAGTGCAGAAATAGCAAGGGTAAGTAACGCAGCGACAAAATCAATCGTCGCTGATGTTGAAAAGGCTTGGGCAACGGAAGTGAAGATAAACGAAAAGATTGCTAAATCGGCTGCCCAGACCGCCCAGGACAAAACTAAGGCCGTCGCCGATTACGCTAAGGAATCTATATCAATATACGATGGATTACAAAAATCATTTCTTGCATCTGACCAGGCGACTTATACACAAAAAATAGCATCATTGAACCTCACATACGAGGCAAAGCGGACACACCTTAAAGCACTTGCGGCGGGAGATTCACGATATGCCGAGGGTGTTCAGATGCTTGATCAGCAGCACACGCAGGATTTGCAGGCAGAGTGGGAAAAGCAAGTCCAAAAGCACGGATCCGTCCTGGATCGCATGGCGCTGCGTTGGACAGAATACCAGCGCGAAGGCATCGACGCGAATCGCATCATGTATGACGCGATCAGCGCCGGGGCGACAAATCTCGAACAACAGTTATCTGACAACCTGTTCAATGCCTTAACAGGCAAAATGGATGAGGTCAGCCTTGACTGGGATTCGATGTGGCAGTCTATGCTGAGATCCACTACGAATTATCTGGCACAAATCGCCACGGAAACAGCTCTTAATTATGGGGCAAAAGCCGGGGGATATGGCGTGGACTGGTTGATGGATACCATTTTCGGCTTTGCGGAAGGATCCTGGAACATCAAAAAAGATCAACTGGCACAATTACATGCAGGTGAAATGGTAGTCCCAGCGGATGTGGCGCAAGGATTTAGAACAGCGACAGAAGGCAATGGTGGTGGAAAAGCTCCTGAATCGATAGCGGAAAGTTGGGGCGACGCTAAAGTGAATATTTCACCACAGATGCAATATGCCGTTGATGAAGGTGCAAAGGCATTCGGTTATTCTTTAGCGATGCAGGCTGTAGGAAAAATGGTTTCGGGTTTGGTGTATTCCGGGCAAATTGCTTTTCCTGCCGTGACGTTGGCAAACATTGTCAGGGCGTCATATAAGGGGATTAGAGCTGGAACAGCCGCGTGGGGTGAATATGGCGGATGGATGGATCAGGCATCAGCGATGGTTGGTTCGGGGCTTACTATTGGAGGTTGTTGGGCTGGTCCTGAGTCAGGCGGTTGGAATACTGTGGGGGATTATGGGTTCCAGGGATACGCCGATGCGCTTGGCCTTGGTGAAGGATTTTCTTACGGCGCCGGTCTTGCTCCCAGTGCTTATGGCAACGTTAGTGGCCCAAGTAGCAATTGGGGCGGTGGCGGCTATGGATTGAGCAGTGGCGGGTTTGGAGGATTTGGAGGTCTTGGCGAAGGACTTGGCAGCACCGGCGGATGGGGCGGTGACGGCTATGGATTGAGCAGTGGCGGGTTTGGAGGATTTGGAGGTCTTGGCGAAGGACTTGGCAGCACCGGCGGATGGGGCGGTGACGGTG